TGGTAGATTTACCTGCACCATTTTCACCTACAAATAATGTTGTAGGATTTCTATCAATCTGAATCTCTGTAAAATTATTACCTGTACTTAACAGATTCTTATATCTTACATATTTAAACTTTAACATTATATTATATTTTGTTTACCATGAACATTGTATGTATTCCAACCAGAATAATCTACATTAAATGACATTGATACTCTTTCTGAATCATCAAGATTGTTACTTACAGAATGTGGTAGATATGATGGAAATAATAATAATCTTCCTTCTAATGGTTTATAAATTTTACCTTCAGCACTCAACTCACTAGCTTCGTCTATTGTTCCATAACAATGAAAAAGAAATCTTTCATAAAAATTTCTATGAAAATTAATTGAACCTGAATAGTCATTACACTTTACATAATATGCACCTGAAAATGTTGTGTTAGGGTGAACATGAGTTTCATTATAAGATTCTTTGGTATCATTAACATTAATCCAAGCATTTGCAATCTTTATAGTTTTATTAGTGTTTACATAATTATAATCCGTTGCGGCTTGATTAGCCATTTCCATTATAGCAAAAAATAAATCTCTTACTGGATTCACATGAAAAAATTCTTCTAAAACTATATCTTTAGAGTGCCACCCATTCATATTCGATTTTGATGCACCATCTCTATCTATTTCTTGAAACTTTTTACACCAATGATAAAGTTCTTTATTATCAATGTCAAGGTCTGCATACCATACTGGTATAGGAAATATTTTGTCTAAATTTATATTCATAATTCTAAATCACTCGCTTCTACATATAAAGATTTCATCATGCTTGTCAATCTTTTCTTATCAATATCAACATCAAGTTCTTCAATATACTTTTCTAATAGAGTTGTGGTATCTTCTGCATTTTCTATAATTTCATCAGATACATTTTCTGCACTTAAATCAGAAAAATCTTCTACAATCTTTACTTCGTATGTTCCTGCTTTTGTTAAACAAGTGTCAATAAACCTATCAAACTTATACAAGTCTTTTTTATTTACAACAATTACTTTTACATACTTTTCATTTAATTGTGTAAAATCAAATTTATCATAATCAGTAGTTGTATCATCATAATAAACTTTATGGTATATTGTATATGGATTTTCTATTCTTGTCAAGTTTCTTGTTTCTGTATCAAAAACATGAAAACCTTTTGGGTCTTGATAATCAGCCCAAGTGATTTGATATGTTGTTCCAAGATAAAAGATATGACCATCATCAGACTTCTTGTGAAAGTGACCAGAAAATACTGTGTCAAACATTTGAAACATTTCTCTAGGATAACCATTTTCAGAAAAATGTCCTTTATGCATTTCAAAACCATTTATTTCTAAATGACCAAAACAAACTTGTGCATTTGTTTCTTTCATTTGTTTAACAGTATCATTATAATTTTCTACATTAATCCAAGGAATAAAAAATAAAGGCAAACCATCAAATTCAACAGTTTGACATTCTGAATATATTTTTATCTTATCTGATTTACCATTTACTAATTCATCTAAAGAATTTACATCATTTGTATTTTTATAGAATGTGTCATGATTACCAACTAACATATGTAAGTTAATATTCAAATCTATAAATCTTTGAATAAACTTTTCTCTGAAGTCTTTTGCAATCTTATATGATACAAACTTTCTTCTATCCATAACATCACCAAGATGTATAACTGTATCAATGTTATTTTCTTGTATGTAAGGAAAAAATGTATTATCCCAAAACTTGTAGAAATAAGAATTGAAATTATCATTATCATTTCTTGCACCGAAATGAGTATCAGTAATTAAAGCTATTTTCATAATTTATCTATTAAACCTGATTCAATAGGAAAATCTACACGATTTATACCAGTAGAATCAATTTTTTTTAAAAGTTCAAGATGCGATTCACTTTGTGTTTCGACTACTGATTTAAATAAGTTTACTGTATCATCTATCGTAGGCGATAGATTTTCTATACCTCTCATTATCATTTTATCAGTTTCTATCATACCTAAACCATATGCAATCGCTAACCAACCATGACCATTAAAATTTACACCTGAAACATTTTTATCAACCATAAAATGTTGATAATCACCATACTTGATTGCATCTATCATATAGTTTACAAAATCACTAGACTTATAATTATCTCTAAATGATTTCCAAAATACACTATCTTTTCTTTTTCCTAGATAATGAAAATGAACAAAATCTTTTATATGGTCTGATGAATTAATCATTACCCTACTATACATTTCTCTAATGTAATTTACATTATCTTTCTCATACAATGCGTGTTTTAAATTATTCAACTGCATTACTTGATTTATAGTAAACATAATTGAAGTAGCTTCTAATGGTTCAATAAAACTAGAAGATAATCCTATTGCAATACAATTTTTATGCCAGAATTTTTCTAATCTACCACCATCAAATTTTATATTCTTTTTAACTTCTACTTCACCATATTTTTCTTCAACTTCTTTTATTGCATCATCAGTTGTTGTAAAGTTATTATCAAAAATATATCCTCTACCAATTCTATGTCTTAAAGGTATTTCAAATACCCAACCATTTTTCATTGCAACTGAATTCGTATACGACATTATTTCGTCATCAGGATTTGTATCTTTAGGAAATATTATTGCTTCATTTACAGCTAAATCTTTATATACTTTCCAATTGATATTATATTTGGTGTTCATAATTAATCTTGCAAAACCTGAACAATCAAAAACAAAATCACATTCAATATCACCAAGTTCTTTAAGTTTCAAAGATTCAATATATCCATCTTCGTCTAAATTTGCATCTAGATACTCATCATCAACAATTTCTATATTTCTTTCAATACATAAATTTTTAAAATATTCTGTTACTAAAAAATTATCAAAATGTAAAGCATAGTGTAAATTATTTAAACTAACTTTATTTTGTTCTGATAACATTGCACCCAAATGAGATTGATGAAAATCATAGTTTTTATATATTCCATGTTTTACATAATCTGCATAACAACTAGTAGGCATTACGCCTGGTATATGAAACATTTCCACATATTCTTTTGATGGTGTAAATGGATGATAGTAATAGGTATTATCACCATTCCAGTTTTCAAACTTTATACCATTCTTTATAGTTGATTTTGTTTTAGAAATAAAATCTTTTAAATTTATTCCTAAAAAATATTGCATGAAATGAACAACTGGTGGAACAACAGCTTCACCTACACCTATAGTTCCTTTTTCTTCACTCTGAACCACAACAACATCAGTTCTTATATTAGATGTCATTCTTTGTAGAAATAGTGCAGTCATATATCCTGCATTACCACCACCCAAAACAACTATTCTTTTATTTTTCATTTTTCTTTTTTTCTTCGTCATAAAACTTTTCTAAACCTTTAGGTTCTGTCTTTTTCTTTTTAGGTTTGTAGACATCTTCATCAGGTAGATAGTTTTGTTGTAAGTATTCTATGAATTGAGCTTGAGCACCATCAACATCTTCTTCAGTCAAAATATCTACATTGAGATTCTGAATCATTTTATGTTTGATGTGTTGTTGTTTTTTCTCTTTCTGTATTCTACGAACAAATGCATAATATATGATTTGTGTAAAATAAGCAAAAGGATTCTTTGATTTTTCAGGATTGAAATTACTTGCATATTGTAGACAATTTTCTATACCATCAGAAATCATCTCATCACGATATGTGTAATTTATAAAGTTTGGTTTGTAAGATAAATGATTTGCAATTTTAAGAAAACATTCACCAATATAATTTGTTACTGGTGGTATACCTTCATCTTCTTTTGCATTGTTACACTTCTCTTTCCACTCTATCATAGCTTGTAGAAATTCTTTATTATCTACATAATGTTTTGTATCTTTAGTTGTCATTGTTCTTCCTCACTTACATTGTCATATTATATACTTTTATAATAAAAGTGTCAAGTAACTAAAAAAACATTTAAATTTTACTTGACAAGCCTTGACATTTATGATACTATTCTGTGTCGCCTTTGATAAAGTATTAGTGTAATAATTTACTTGGTGATAATAATAATCTAAACTTTTCTACAAGTTCTTCTTCTATTTCATCAAGTTCTTCATCAGTAGGTTCTTCAACATCTTCTAGTAAATTCTCATCTCTATTTTTAAATTCAGTATTATATTTACTTAATTTATCTAAACAATATTCATAAAATTGAGATAAGCCTTTTTCAGGTTTTGTAATTACTAATATTTTACTAACATCTATTTTGAAAGATTCATCTTCACAGAAATGAACCCATTTACAAAAAGAAATTCTTTCTTCAAGAATACCTCTTTTATCACTTGGAATACTAACTAATTTCAAAGGATTAATAACTTTGATATAATTCTTTTCATCATTAGCTGTAATATCACAAACTATTTCTTCACCACTTGCAAGTTTGAGTAGTCTATGTTTATCTATCATTTTATTTTTATCCTTTGTATTTCATAATTGAATTTTTCTTCGTTGTATATATTTAGTCTTTCTAAAAAATGACCTAATGTATAATTTCTTTTACTTTTATATCTTAAATCATCAGCGATATCATAAAGTACAGCTTGTTCTTTTTGTTCACTCTTTCTTAAACCACGACCGATAGATTGTAATGTTCTTATTCTACTTTTTGATGGTGATGCAAAAACTATGTTATGTAAATTACGAATATTAATACCAGTAGAAAATGTTCCATATGAAGCGATTATGATTGCATCTTTTTCTTCTTCAGTAATTTCTCTAATCTGTTCTCTTGTCTGTGTATCAGTTCCACCATAAACAAAAAATATTCTTCTCTTTGTATCATTTTTAATTAAATCATAAAGTTGTTTACCATGTTTCTCTACAAACTGAAATAGTATTAAAGTGTTTCTATGTAAAACAAATGCAAGATTTTTTATGAATTCATTTCGTTTTGTATTCGTAACAATAAAATCTATTTCATCTTGGTACTTCATATCTTTTACAAGTTTACAAACTTCTTCAGGATATGATAAAACTAAACATCTTATTTTAAAATCAGATAATGTTTTCTTATCAATTAATTCTTTTGTAGAAACTACTTTGTTTAAAGAACCAAACAATCCTTCTAATACTAATCTATGTGTTTGTGTACCATCAATAGTTCCAGTTAAACCAAAACGATATTTACATAAATGTAACTTTGTCATTATTGATGTTAAAGATTTTGCTTTGAACAAATGAGCTTCATCACCAAATACACAACCAAATTGTTCAAAGTATTTTTTAGGCATTTTATAGATTGATTGCCAAGTTGATATTACAATATCTTTTTCTACTTTCTTATCATGTCCTTGATAAATCTTTTGCATATGATATTCTAACCAACCATAATCTAAAAAGTCAGAATACATTTGTTCTACTAGAGATGTTGTTGGAACAAGTATCAGTATCTTTTTGTTTTCATCTCTTAATAATAAATTATAATATCTTACTAACGAATAGATGATTAACGATTTACCACTAGCAGTAGGGCTAAGCAATAATGCACGATTGTTTCTGATACCATAGTCAATGGCGTCAATCTGATAATCTCTAATTGTAATACTTTTTCCTTGAGATTTGATTTTAAGACTTTTAATAAATTTTGATAAGTTTTCTTTAGATAAATCATTGTTAACTTGTAGACTGTCGTCAAGTTCATATTCTTCCCCATATTCTTTTGCCCATTTTAATAAGTAAGATAAAAGACCAACATAAAGTTCTCCTGTTGTTACAGAAAATAATCTTATCTTACCATCCCAAATTCTATTTCTATATGCTGGCATAAAACGAGCGCCAGGTACTTCAAATGTAAAATAATCTGAAAGTGCCATTGCAGTTGATCTTTCACAATCAACTCTCATGTATACTTCATTTATTTTTTCTATTTTCATTTAAACTGTGGCCCACGAACCCAACCAACTAAACTTTTTCTAACACCCTTTGTTATTGGTCTTACTCTGTGCCATAAATTAGACTTGAAACAAACCATTTGATTTTTTTCTAAAACAATAGTTTCAAATCTTTTACCTTTTATATTAGGGCCATGTATTTCTATATCAAGTTCTCCACCTTCATATTCACTTGGGTCATTTAATCCAATAGAAAAACTTAATTTTCTTATAGTGGGTGTAAACAAAAAGTTAGAATCTGTATGCCAATTATAATATTGATCAACATCATAAACGGTGTATTGTAAATCTTCTAACTGTGTTAATTCATATTTCCAGTTACCTTGTAAATTTAAAAATTTTACAGTAGAAAATAAATTTTGTATTAATACAGGATCATTAATAAATTTTATTTTTGAATCTCTACTTTTTAAATTTACTTCAGTTTGTTCAGTTTTTGAATCAGTAGATTTACCTACTTTTGCAGATATAAATTCTGTATGTGTTCCGTAAATGTCTTTCAACATCATTTCGTCTAGATTATAAATTGAATAATGTGGTATTAAATTACTCATCCATACCTTCCATAAATCTTCTCCAATTAATAATATTTTTAATTTCAAAACTTCTACTATTAATTGTTTTCAAAACTTCTTCACAGTAATCTTTACAAGTTTCAAAGTATTCTTTTTTCTGTAATAGAGTATTTAATTCTTCATCAGCTTCTAGATAGATTGGAATATCACCACGAAGAATTTTGTGGTCGAATGGTTTATCTCTGTATACTTCAGGACTTGCTTTACCAGCATAGTATTCCCATTTTTCTTTTTTCAAAGTTAGATAATCAAAATGATGTTTTCTTTCTTGTAATCTATATTTTGAGAATAGTCTTAAGTATTTTATTTTGAGTGCATGAGTACGAACGGTTTCTTTATCACATTCGATATCATCTATTGTTATGTCTTTTTCTGATTGTATTTTCAATTCTTCGAGGGTCATATTGAGTTCCATAATTTAAAAAGAGAGTGAGCAGTTTGGTTTGCAACTTGCAGTTTCTATATTATCTATTGAAAGACTGAAAGGTTGTCATTTGTTCAAGCCAACCTTAAACTGCTCATAATTATTTATAAAGTTTCAAATTCATAGATTGAATATTTGAAAGTTACTGTAGCTGTTAATGGTGTAGTTGTTGTAGATTGAACATCATATTCAACACCAGTAATTGCAGATGGATATAAACTTTTAAAATTAACTCTGACAGTTGGATTATTTTTATTTGTCAAAATAGTTAATGTTGCATCACTTTCTAATGCAGTTATATTTGCAACTTTTGAATCTGTATTTGTTCTACTAACAACACCTGCTGAATTTGGTTTTGTCTGTACTTCTTTTGATGCAATTGCATTTGCAAATTGTGTTGTGCTTTTTGGAAAACCTATACCAATAATCCAATCATGTACTTCAATATAATTTGCAAAATTTTCTTGTACAATAAAAGTAAGATTTAAATCTTCATAATTTACAACTTCACCCATTGCAGGTATTCTTTTAAATCTTGTTGTATATTCTGCATTACCATCAAACGATAAGCCTGGTATGTTTGCTCGTATAACATTATACTGAACATTAGGTAATTTCATTATATCAAATCTAAACTGCGTATTATTTGCATAGTCTATATTTGATGGTTGTCTTGCAAGTGGGTTAAAATCTACCATAGTATTTTCCTTATATGATACTATTTATACACAAAAAAAAAGACCCACCTATTAGAGTGGGTCTTTAGTGCGAGGTATATTATTTTATTATTATAAAATTACTATTATACTAAATTAGTAACCTTTACTCTACGATAGTAGACATTAGCATTTGCAGTCATTGTTCCGTCTGTAATTGCTGTACTACCTCTAGAGAATGGATTCATTGCAAGACCGTATCTTGTTTTGAAACCAATTTTTGGTTGGAAAGTGTTTTCACCAACTGCACGAACCATTTGCAATGGAACATATGGGCAGTAGTAAAGACCTGCATCATAAGGTGAAGAACCCTTATATCCAACAACGAAGAACTGATTAGCAGAACCGTTAGCAGAATATGGGTCAATGTACACTTTGTACTTACCATTGATTGTACCAGCAAAAGTATTACCAGTATCGTCAACATTTAAGTTAGTGTTTAATGCAGGAGCATAGTCAAGAACACCAGCCATTGAAAGTGCAGAAGCAACATCTGAAGAACAGATAACTATGTTACCTTTTCCTCTACGAGTTT